GTTCCACCAGTCAGGTTTAGTTTTAGGGCATCTTGTGTGTCAACGTACCCCTTACGAGTAAGAGTGCTAACAGTAGTAGGAGTAGCTGTAGAAGTAATCTTATTAGCACCAAGGGTAATGTCCCCTGTCATAGTACCACCAGCAGTAGCTAGTTTTGTGCCAATACAAGTTGTTAAGGTAGAGTAGGCGTTAGCATCATCGTTGAGTGCTTCTGCCAGTTCATTTAAAGTATCAAGAGCACCAGGTGCCCCACCAATCAAATTAGTGATCTGTGTGTCAACATAGCCTTTACTACTTACGTCAGAAGAAGCCGTTGGCTCTGCAACAGAAGTAATCTTAGCAGAACCCATGTCGAGTCCTGCTGATCCTGACATGTTAATGTCTACAAAAGTAGATGTGCCTGTAGATGTTACATCACCTGTTAGATCTCCAGTTACGTTGCCAGTTACATTGCCTGTAACAGCACCAGTTATGTCACCAGTTACATTGCCTGTCACATTACCTGTGACATTACCCGTTACGTTACCTGTTAGATCTCCAGTTACATCTCCAGTAAGATCTCCAGTTACATCCCCAGTTACGTTACCAGTTACATTACCTGTGACTGGCCCGACAAGACTAGTACCTGTGATTGTTGTACCTGTTATAGCACCTGCTGTAGTACCACCAATAGTAGCACCATCAATAGTACCGCCATTGATATCGACTGTAGCAAAAGTACCCTGTCCTGTCGTACTAAGTGTAGTAAAGCTACCAGCAACAGGAGTGGTGGCACCAATAACAGTGTTGTCAATAGTACCTGCATTAATGTCCACTGTAGCTAGAGTTGAAGAACCTGTGCTGCAGAAGTCTGTACCACAAACTGTATCTGAGAATGTTGCGACACCTGTAACACCAAGTGTACCACTGAAAGTCGTATTACCCGTTGTGGTAAGGATACCCCCTACTGTAGCATTCCCCGCTAAGAATAGGTGTTTAAATCTATTCGTAGAGGTTATACCTATATCAATATCATTATCCGTAGACGGTACAATTGCCCCGTCTTGAACTCTTATTTGTTCTACTGGATTGGAAGATACTTCCGTAAAGAAACTAACTCTGTTGTTTGACGTATCAATACAAACATAGTTCTTTTTATCTGAGTCAGAAATAAGGGGCACAAAAGCACCCTCAGTCGCAGAACCGTCATGAGTGTGGCCCCCTGTATAACAGAAAGCATCTCTAAGACAATTAAATTCTTTGTTTATTGGTGCTGCTTTAATTACCTCATTCGGTGTAATGTCTGCATCACTCTGTCTACAATAACCCGCCATCTATAGTCTATCCCCTACGCCAAACGTCACAACAATACCTTGGATACTGTGTGAAGCATTAGTGTCATTTGTAACATATTTAAAAGCAACTGACTTTCCTGATCCTGAAATATTAATTCTTTTTACTGGTGCAGGGTTTCCATCAAAAACGGCAGTACTATTGTAAGCCGCCTCATTAAAGTAAGCTGCTGCATTCTCAGTAATCAGATTAAAGTTACTTGGACTTAACGTGTCAAAGTCTTCGTAATCAAACAGGACAGAGAGGACAATGTTGTTGTCCCCCTCAGATCGTAAGTAAGAGGCTACTGTGTAAAATATTTTTCTTTGTTCTGGATCTTGCATGTGCAAGAATGGTGTCTGGTAAACACTAAATATTTCTTCTCCATCAAAGCTAGAGCCTTGTTCTTGTCTATGAACTTTACCAGAACTATCCCCATGTATGACAAACTCGTACTGACCAAGGTAACCGCTGTTAGCGCATGTGGCAGAAATACCTAAAAGTTGTCCAAACTCAATTCCAATTCCACCTGTCTGGGTATTTTCTCTAAAACCTGCTATGACACCAGTAGCATCTGATCCTGAAAAGAATAATCTGAGTTGAGACTTTTGGTGTATTACTACACTGGAAAGACCGTTAAGGTCAACATCGAAGATAATATCTGTAAAGATTGATTGGATATTTTTTGATAGTGTTTCGAGATTAACGTCACCAATTTTATTAGTTCCTGAGATCGGCCTTAAACCATCTTGCGATAAAAATAAAAGGTCACCACCTATCTCAACTACACTGTCAGTGGCTAGACATCCCAGGTCATTAGTAACATCACTAACTGCAAAATCGGATATATTATTACCCTGCAATCTTTTTATGTTAGTTGTACCAAATATGAAAAGCTGATCTCTAAACGGTTTTATGGCTACGATGGGGAAACCTACATTAAGCACTCCACCTCCATCTGCAGGTGACCATTTAGTTTCATCGTCAGGAGCACTGAAGTAAAGGTTAGAATCTTCGTTAGGGTCTCCTGCTAAGAACACATGCTTATTAAATATAGCAGAGTACTCAGGGTTGTCAGGAGCTTCTGTAGCTGTAATCTGTGTATAAGTAGTACCGTCATACGTAGCAGCGGGGTTTACGCCGTCTGTAATAATAACCTTTGGGCCTGAAAAATTAAATCTAGTAAAACGTACCTTGCTTACACCTACCATTGTGGGTGAGCCAGATGTTGTGGCAGCTACCCAAGCATCTGTTGTTTCGTTCCAATAGTGCAAGTAGTTATTACCACTAGAAGGTTTTCGAGCCGCAATAATACCATCATTAATACCATCCGCTACAACAACACCAAGTACAGAACCAGTTCCCGTAACTTCTCCATAAGTATTAGTAAAGCCACTGATACGTCTGTATCCACCAGTAACAGCAGGTTCATAGTTTACCATCTTGACCGCTGACCCAGGCTGTCTCTCACCTTGTGAAAGAACATCTCTGTTGGTGTTAAGACCACCCTCAGCAAATACTTTAAAAGAACCTAAGTTTTCTGCCATTAAACTACTCTACCTAATACTTGATTAGAGGAGTTAATACGATCCACTACTGTAGACCTAATACGAAGAGGTTCATCTACAAGTATTCTTCTCATGGACTTAATTCCGTCTTGAAACACTCCTTGATGTATTTGAGCACTCTGCTCATTAGACCTAAATCTCATAAGGTACATCATTGCTCCGTCAATAATTACGTGTTTAAATCTATCGGGAACAACTGTTGTATCATCAAACAATGTGAGATCAGAAGGAAAAGACCAGTACACGTACTCAATCTCGTAGGCTTGATCTGGAATAGGGGTCACACCAAACTTGTCTTCATTAGTTTGATAGACAAGAGTAGGGGCTGAAATACCTGTTTGCTCTCCAGTATCATCGTAGTGTCTGTACCTTTGTATGTACTCGTCATAAGTAATAGTGGGTAAAGACATAGGTGTGTTGTCTGCAGAAGAAAGTTTCTTTATGTAGAAAGTTTGCCAGTCTGCTCTAGAAAAGTCTGCAGGGAAATTGTACTGTCTTGTTCCTGCAGTTAATTCTTGAGTATAAGTTGTTTTAAGAAAAGGCCACTCCTGGCCTGTCTGTAAGATATTTCTAATGGAACTATTTATTGCATCTTTAGCCAAGGCCTGTACGTTACGTACTGTACCAAAGCCATCACCTGCCGTATCAAGAGTAACCTCGTTTAATCTACGAAGTAGCTCATTAACGAGAGTAACGTAAGTTGCCATTACAAAAATCCTTCAGATGCCCTAAAGGGGCCAGTTTCCCAGCCCCTAAAGATTAACTATTTATACTTGATCACGAGCTACTTCTGCAGCCCCTTTGCCATCAACGTCAGCAGTCATTGCCCACACACGTAGTTTACCTGCAGTTGCTGTACCTGTTAGGGTATCAATTGTAAGGTCGAGTGTGTCTTCTGCTGTCAGATAAGCAATGCCAGCAATAGAAGGTGCTACTGCACCTACAGCTTTACCAGCCATTGCATAAGCTGCAACAAAAGCATCATCATCAAGGCCAGTGCCAATGTCGAAAGTCAAAGCAGTTGCACCTGTGAGTGCTTCTGTGACTTCTACACCAGCAGCCAAAATGACTGTTTGAGCAGGAAGTGTAGCAACTGTATTGGCACCAGCAGACAGGGCTGTTGCTTCAAGTTCTACAGAGATCATACGGATTCCGTTAGGTGTCATTGTCTAATCTCCCTTATGCTATGTTATATTTGGCAGTTACAAGAGCTTCTGGACGAAGGATCTTGCGACCGTAAAGGTGCATACCACGAACAATGTCAGCGAAGCTGTCAGGGTCACGATAAGTTTCAGTCTTGCTGATTTGCTCCGCAGTTGCGACAGCAGAATCATGACCAGCTACGATAGCGCCGAAATTAGCATTTTGGTTTGCAATGCCTGTTGTGCCTGGGCCAGTACCTACTGCTGGTAAGTTGCTTGAACTGTAGACTCTAAAGCCATGGAAGTTGTTCAAGACAAGACCGTTACGTAGGCCACCTGATTCACCGTAATCAGCATTCATGAAACGTGAATCTTCATCGCGAAGCACTTCCATGAATACGGGGTCAACCACGATAAAACGCCCTTGCTTGTCAACTTGCTGTTGGTCAAGCAAACGAGCCATACGTGCCACCAACATAGCTGGTGAGATCGTAGCAGTTGGCAGTGCAGTTGCACCTGGTAGACGTGCTGCAATTGGGATTGAGTGGTCACCAGCAGAAGCTGTTTCGATGTTACCAAAGTCACCCTTTTTCAGTTTCATTGAAGAAAGCAGTTCGTCTGAACCTGCAGTTGTTACAGCTTTAGTGCCGTTAACAGCGTCATTCACAGCATCAGCTTGCGTATGCAAAGATGACTGCTTGTACCCTGTCAGGTAGCCTAAAACTTCTTGGTCATGTTGGTCAGCCAAACGATAGGCTGCACGATCCGTAGCAAGCTGCATGAAGTTTACATGTGAGTGCGCTTCTTCGATTTCGTCGATTTTAAAAGCATAGTAGTTGCTTTTGTCTACAACAAGGGAAAAGTCTTCATCATCAAGGTCTTGTGCAGTAATATTCTGTCCACGTGCATATGACGCCACAGAAATTTCTGGCTCCTTAATAATTTTCACAGTGTCCCCTTGGGCATTAATCTCTCCAAAATAATCAGAGTTAGTAATGTCACCAACGACAGTAGCTTTTCTAAAGGCAAGCTGAACCTTTTTTGAATAGATGACGCTGGAAAAGTTGCCGTTGGGCAAATTGCCGTAGCCACCTGCGGTGGTAAAAGCCATGATTGAATCCTCCATGATATTTGGCTTTGTAGGAAAAGCTAAACACCTCAAAGAGGCTGGACGTTCCAGGGTGACACTTACGTGGGCCTGTAGTTGTTCAGGTAGTTCTTTTTAGTTTAGACTTTTTAAGAAAAGTATCCTGTAGAGGTAGTCCAAAAGGAGGCTCTATATAAAGATACGGGTAGTTATATGTAACACTTCTAAAGTGTCAACCTTTTATCTGGCACCGCCAGAAACATCGTAGACAAAAGTACCGTTGCTCATGGCATCGTTAATGCTGTCTAGATTCTCTTCGAACTGCTTGTTTGACATTTTGGCTACGTCAGACTCTTTGATCTGTCCTGATGTGCCTTTAGCGTCAATAGAAGTACGAGTTCCTTTTGTAACAGTAGAAGCTGCAGCTTTTCTTCTATCTTTTTTAGCTGCGAGAGTCATACCGTTATCAATTTTGTAAAGATCAATTACACGAATAACAGAAGCAGGATCATCCATATTCTCGTATAGAGCATCCTTAACCCACTTAGGTTGTTCCTCCGCCCAATCGTGGAACTTGTCTTCTTGTCTTAAGTCATCAAAGTCTTCATGGGTCTTACGAATAACATTCTCTGCTTTCATCCGTAGTGCTTCATTATGAGCTTCATCTAACTCTGATAAACGTGATTCAGCTTTACTAAATAATTCTTTAGCTTTTTTAGCTGCTATTGTTTCTACAATACCTGCTACGTCTGGGTATTCTTTTGCCCAAGCCTCAATGTCTTCATCAGACTTAGGGGGGACAATACCAGCACGTTTTTTATTAGAACTAAGAGCTTCTAACTTTTCGTTCCACTCTTTGTCTTTTTCTTGCATGTGTCTACGTAAGTCACCGTAGCGTTTCTTAAAAGACTTTTCTTCAGCACTTAGTCCTGAGTCGTCTGCTTGTGCTTCCCCTTGCGAGGGTTCTTGTTCTTCTTGTTGGGTATCACTTGAGGCTTGTACCTGGGTGTCCTCAGTATCTTCGCCACTGGGTTCACCTTCAACAATTTCTTCACCACGAGCTTTAGCCTCTAGTCTTGCAATTTCTTTTTCTTCTTCTTCCATTTGTTTTTGTTTACGTGCGTAATTACTTCCACGTTGAACAAACCCTGCTGTTTTAGGGGTTTCCATTTCTGTCATTTCAGGCATGTTTTTTCCTTTATGTTGGGGCCAGCACTATTGCTGGGTAGCCTTATTATTATTATTTTTTCTTTTTGCCTTTAGCCATTAGGCCACCTTTGGTCATTCCGTATTGACCTCCAGGTCCACCTTGTGTTGCTCCTGCTGCTTCAGCAGCTTCTGCCATTTCTGCTTCTGCTGCTTGGTTAGACTCGTACTCTTCTGAAGCACTAGCAACAGCTGCGTTAGTAGTTTTTAACTCCTCACCCTTAGCCTTTGTAGCAGCTACTTGAGCTTTTACGTCTTTGAAAGGATCACTATCATCCCCACCGCCTTTGGGCGGATCTACCACAGGGGCAGGAGGAGGTTTAGGAGCAGGGTCTTTAACACCTTGACCAGTGACCTGTTTAATCACTGCAGGGTCTTTTTGGATGTTAACAGCAATCTGATCGCCATCAATCCAAGCATTAGGTAATGAGTTAAGAACTGGGTTTTTTCCTAAAAAATCTCTGACTGTACCTCTGAGTTGTGCTGCTAGTTCTTTTTTACCTTGTGCATCTGCAACAATAGCCATAGCGTTTACTCTAGCTACACTTGTACCAAGTTTAATTGTGCTAAGGATACTGTTAGCTTTACCTTGTAAATTTTCATTTGCCCAAGCAGAAGGGTCCGTAATCTCTTTAGCCCACTCGTTAGGGTCTTTAGGTTTTGGTGGGGGTGTAGGATCATCATCAGTAGGATTACTCGATGGGGAAGAAGCTACCGTTGCAGCTTGCTGCGCTTTCTTTAGAGCCGCACTACCAAATTCATAGTAAGGGGGAGCAGTATACTGTTCATCTGATCTGTTCTTAGTTTTCCGTTAACGAACTCAAGGACTTTTCTCTGGCCTGTACCAGAATCAACGTAAGTCTTAAATGTAGTAATACTATCCTGTTGTTGTCCACCGCCTAGAGTGCTTCCACCTACTATGGGGTAGTTCATAGGATTAAAGTTCTGAGATGCTGACTGTGCTTGCTGTAGCCCTTGAGGTTGTCCAGCCAGGTAAACCCCATCGTTAGCTGTAACTGGAGCCTTGCTCATATTTTGTTGAACTTGCTGGGGAGAAAGAGGTTCACCACCAATCCTACCATTTTGTTCCATTGTGTTCAAGCCTTGTTTTGCTTTACCACGCAGGTCTTCAAAGAAGTTCACTCCATAGAAACGAAGAACATCAGCGGGAACTACGTACTCCCCTTCAGACAACATAGCAGGGATATCATCCCTGACTTCCTTAGCCATAGAACCAGGAGGAATTGGATTACCAGAAACAGGATCTTTCTTCATGCCATCGTCTTTGATGCCACCTTGTTTCATAAATGCCATTTCCATTTGATTATTCATTACTTGACCACCTTGGTTAAAAGCTACTATTTTTCTATAGACTGGATGTTCTTTACCCCTTAAGGAGATAGTCCCTACTTCTTCATCAAACTCTAATTGTCCATTTACAGTGGGCCTTAGTCTGGGCTCGTCTACTTTGTTGGGATAGGTTTGTAGTTTAGCGCCTTTACTGAAGTCAGCCTCAAGGGTAAAGTAATGTTGATTTCTTTGTACCACTGATACAAGAGTATTTGTGTCTAAGTTTTCATCTTTTCTACTAAGCCACTTCCAACCTGCTTTACCACCTTTTGATGTTGGCTTAACTAAGTTACTGTATATCTTAGGACCAGAAGATCCTATTTCATCAACGTCTAGTCCTGCTGCATCCATAGAAGCTTGAGGCATCCCCCCTTTAGGAGGTTCATTTGTTTTTACTTTTATGTTAACTGAGCTTGCATTTTTGTTAGTTAGTATTTCTTTTGTTCTTGCGTCAGTAAACTCACCACCTTGTTTGTAAGGAAGACCACTAGCCTCTAGCCTAGATTGGTTAATTGGTCTTATAGGTATTCTTTCATCTGATTTAGTTGCTTTATTAGACTCAACTACAGTAATGTCGTTACCAAAGTGTATATTGCGTCTATTAGTATTCCTAGAGTCTAGTATTTCTACAGGATGCAGACCTACCTCAGGATCAAGTGTGTAGGGTACTTCTTGGGAAGCGTCCATACCAGACTTCTTAGGGCCGTAATCTTGTGTATAAACAAGCTTAGCTTTACCGCCTTCTACAGGAACAAACTTCACAGGTATCTCTGTATTCTGAAAGAGAGGGCCAAGTTCGTCTACCCCCTCCCTAGTCATATAGATAGTTTTACCGCTACGGGGTTGTATGCCTACAGATTCAGAGTCACCTCTTTCAGCCCTATTGCGTACTGTAGTGCTATCATCAAAAACATCGTACACAGACCCTTTTGATGTCTTAAAAGAACCTTTACTTGTTGCTTTAGGAGCTAATCTAACATTACCAAGGCCAGACCCCATAGTGTCAGGGGCAACCTCTACGCGCTTTGCCAAATCAAAGACTTCTCTAGC